CTGGTTTGGTGTTCCATTTATTTGTGAGAGTAAAGAGTTAAAAGTAGCATTGGTAAAGCATTTTGAAGATAATAAGATACAAACAAGAAATTATTTCTCAGGAAACATCCTGCTCCATCCAGGTTATCAGTATTTAAGTAATGCAGAAGATTACCCTGAAGCAAACAAGGTTTTGGATCTTGTTTTTTTCCTTGGTGCGGCTCCGCATTATGAAGAACCTGTGTTTAAATACATCCAAGAAGTTGTTGAAAAATTTGAGAATGGGATATAAGAATTATATAGAAAAGACATTTGATAGCTATAAGTGCAAGTCAAAAACTGATGAGTATAGGACTATTCCTATTTATGATGGTGATAACTTAGTAGGATTTTTAAAACCAGTTACTTATTTATATAAAACTTGTAGACCAAAATACATAAATCTTATTTATCAGTGGAGACAGGAAAATCCAATAGGGTTTGCAAACAGGTTTGAAGGCAGTATAGAAAAAACTGAAGATTGGATTAATAATATATTACTTCCAAGAAAAGACAGAATACTGTTTTTTGTTCATAACTTAGATAATACTCCTATTGGGCATCTTGGACTTTCATCTTTTGATTATGTAGCAAAGAGTTGTGAGATAGATAATGTTGTTCGTGGAAAGAAAGAGTTTAAAGGTTTGATGTCATTAGCAACTAAAACATTAATTGATTGGGGAAAGAGGTTTCTTGGAGTACAGAATATTTATTTAAAAGTTTTATCAGACAATCCACATGCTATTAAGTTTTATGAACGTTTGGATTTTAGAATACGTAGTTATATCCCTTTATTTAAAATAGAACATGATGGTATGATTGAATGGATTCCTTTGAAAGAAGCAGGAGAACGTAAACCGGATAAGCATTTTATTGTAATGAAATTATGTCAGTAAATAAAATGATATTAACAGCTGGTCCTTCCATAACACAGAAGGAAATAGATTATGTTACAGATGCCATAACGAATGGTCATGATGAGCATTGGGGGGATTACATTAAGAAGTTTGAAACTGCTTTTGCTCAGTACATAGGTGTTAAATATGCAATGACTACTTCATCATGTACTGGAGCATTGCATTTGGCTTTATTGGCTTGTAATATTAAAGAAGGAGATGAAGTTATTGTTCCTGATTGCTCATGGATAGCCACAGCAAGTGTTGTACGGTATTTAGGTGCAAAACCAGTGTTTGTAGACGTTTTAAAGGACTCGTGGTGTATCAACCCTACTGCAATGATTAAAGCTATTACAAGTAAAACAAAAGCAGTTATTCCTGTTCATTTGTATGGTCATCCAGCAGATATGATTTCTATTGTAAGGATTGCTCACGATAATGATATAAAGGTTATTGAAGATGCAGCTCCGTCTGTTGGTACAGAAATAGATCATCGTAGGACTGGTTCATTTGGAGATATAGGTTGTTTTAGTTTTCAAGGAGCGAAATTGTTGTCCACGGGTGAAGGAGGGATGTTAGTAACAAACGATCTTACGTTATTTAATAAAGCCAAACATTTTGCAGAGCATGGTAGGAGTGGAAGTGGTTTTGATATAAGTGATATTGGATATAAGTATAAGATGTCAAATCTTCAAGCTGCCTGGGGACTTGCACAACTTGAAAGAGTACATGAGTTGCTTGCAAAGCGTCAGATGATATATAATTGGTACACAGAGGAACTTTGGGGGATCGAAGGACTCAAACTTAATAAGAAATCTAATTTTATTGAAAGACCAAACTATTGGATGACTACTGTAATACTGGAAGATGATTTTAAAGTGACGAGAGATGAAGTAATAGCAAAATTAAAGGAAAGAGGAGTTGATAGCAGACCTGTATTTCCTCCAATGAGTTCTTTCAGGATGTTTAAAGATTGTAATAACCTTATTGCAAGGCATATTGGAGACAATGGAATAAATCTTCCAAGTGCTCACAAGATTACTCAAGGACAGGTTGTTTATGTTTGTCATTGTTTGAAAGATATATTGGGATTATGAATGCTCTGCACGATAGGATAATTGAAATATCAAAGAAGTTGAACCTCTCTCATCTTGGTAGCAACCTGACTTCCGTTGATATTATAGATGAGATTTATTCTATAAAGAAAGAGAATGAACCTTTCATACTTTCATGTGGGCATGCAGGACTGGCTCTTTACGTTGTAATAGAAAAGTACTTTGGGATTGATGCAGAGAGTATTTTTGAAAGTCATGGAACACATCCTGACAGGTGTGAGAGTTGTAAATTGTATTGCTCGACAGGTAGCCTTGGGCATGGATTATCAATCACACTTGGAATGGCACTTGCAAACAGAAATAGAAATGTTTACTGCTTGATTTCAGATGGAGAATGTGCAGAGGGTACAATTTGGGAGACTGCAAACGTAATAAGGAAATATGGGGTTGATAATTTAAAGATATATCTTAATTGGAATGGTTGGAGTGCTTATGATAAGGTAGATACTCAGATGATCTGTACTGTGGTTGATATACTGCCTTATATTAAGATAAGAGAAACGAAAGTAGAAGATTATGGACTTAATGGTTTATCTGCTCATTATGTAAAGTTATGAGAAGAAAGTTTGCAACGGACTTATATGAATTGATGAAAGTGGATGAGAATATAATTCTTATTACAGCTGATCTTGGGTATGGTATGTTTGACAAGATTAGAATGGATATGCCTAATCAATTCTATAATGTAGGTGCAGCAGAGCAGGTAATGATGGATATTGCAGTAGGACTTGCAATATGTAAAAAGATTCCTGTTGTATATTCCATTACTCCGTTTCTTATATTCAGAGCAATGGAATCAATACGGAATTATATAGACCATGAAAAGATTCCAGTTGTGATGGTAGGTAGTGGGAGAGGTAAAGATTATGAAACAGAAGGGTTTAGTCACGATGCTACAGATGATGTTATTTTGAAGTCATTCAAGAATATAGTATTTTTAGCTCCTGATGATTTCAACTTGAAGGAGATAGTTTATATGAACAAGCCTGTTTACTTGAATTTAAAAAGATAGGAGGAAAATGAGATGGCAGAAAAAGCAATAAAAGCTATAGAATATTATTCCATTTGTATAGATAAGCAAGCTGCTAATTATAGCATTGTAAAGAAGAATCATCAAGGAAAAGAACATATAGTTGTTCCAGTTGTAATGATGGTTGAAGGAGTACATAATGGAAGTCATGGACCTTTGTTTCATTCAATTACGGAGCTTGGTAAGTTTCCAGCTTCATGGAATGGAATACCTGTTGTGATAAATCATCCTGAGATAGATGGAATGAATGTATCAGCTAACGACCCTGATATTATTGATCAGCAAACCGTAGGTCGTGTTTATAATACTTTTGTAGACGGAAATAAATTAAAAGCAGAGGTTTGGGTAAGCACAGAAAAGTTACAAGCATTATCTGCAGAGTTACTTGACCAGTTTGAAAAAGGAGAATTGGTTGAAGTTAGTTTAGGGATGTTTACAGAAGAAGACTCCGTAACAGGAGATTGGAATGGAGAAACATATGAAGCCATAGCTAAAAATCACAGACCAGATCATCTGGCTCTCTTGCCCGGCGGGCGTGGTGCCTGTTCTTGTGACGATGGATGTGGCATCCGTGTCAATAGTGATGAGTCAATAAAAGATTCGTTACAAACAGATTCAAGTATTAATTTAAATTTAAAAGAGGAGGTTAAAATGGCAGACAAAACTGCATGTACTCCCTGTGTAAAAGAAAAGGTAAATCAACTGATTGTAAACAGTCAGGGAAAATATACTGAAGATGACAGGGAGGTTCTTGAAACCTTGAATGAAGAACTTCTTGATAAGATGGCTAAGCCTATTGAAAAGGAAGTGATCAAAGAGGTGGAAAAGACAATTGAAATCAACAAACTCACTCCTGAAGATCAGGCCGCTCTCAATTTTGGGAAAAGGCAGCTGAAGGAAAGGCGTGATGGATGGGTCAAAAAGATTCAGGACAATACAGCTGGTGTATGGGCTGAAGATGAGCTGAAAGTTATGTCGGATGCTACACTTGAAAAGTTAGCAAAGACTGTTAAAAAGGAAGAAGTGGTAGACTATTCACTTAACACTGGTTTTGAAACCAATGTAACAAGTTCTGTAGAGCCACTGTATCCTGCTGGTATTGATGTTAAATAAAGAAAGGAGGAATAGAAAATGTCGTATAATACGATTAAGATCAACAACCATTCTGATAATTTTGAGGAATATGTTGCAGACGCTGCTATTTATCCAGGGATGCTTTTGGAGCTTAACACAGACAATGAGGTTAAGGCACACGCAACTTCTGGAGGGAATATTGGTTCATTGATGTTTGCTCTTGAAGATGCTTTTCAGGGCAATGGTATTGATACTGCTTATGCCGCTGGTGACAGGGTGAGAGTATGGTTTCCACAATCAGGTGATATAGTCCTTGGCATTCTTGCTGATGGACAGGATGTTGCTGAAGGAACTCTGCTTGAGTCAAATGGAGCTGGTTATCTTCAGGCAATTACTCCTGAGGAAGTCTCTGCATCTGGTCAGGATACTGCATTTGCTATATATCATGCTTCAGTGGTAGGAATATCACTTGAGGAAATGGATGCAAGTGCTGATTCATCTGGTCAGGATATTGGAGTTACGGGTCTTGGAGTCAACAAGCGCATCAGAGTTAGAATTAGATAATTAAAAATGAAAGGAGGAAATTAAAATGCCCGATGTTAATGTTGATTTGATTTCGAGAGAAGGTCATACTGGTTCCGTTGCTAATTACATGCATAGTAAAGGACTGAACCTTGGCCGTATGCGTCCCTTCATAGGGGATGATGGAAGGACTTATGTAACTGTTTGTAAGGGAGACCCTACAAAGAAAGAAAGTTACAGGACTGAACTGGTTGCTAATGCTACCGCTACACTGAGGCGTGACGAATGGAAAGAGCTCGACAGAGCCCTTTATGATATCAAACGTCAAGCTCTTGGAGCAATAGAGGATGTAAGATCAGCCGGATTGATTTATCGGTTAGGAAATCCGATGGGGACAACTGTTCTGGAATGGCATGACATTGGTGATGCACTGACCGCAGTTGTATCTATGGATGCTGCTACTCGTGGAAACAATGACAGGGTTACATTCCAGCACAACTATTTACCGATTCCTATAATTCACGTTGATTATGAAATCAACATGAGGGAATTGGAAACCAGTCGTAATATGGGAAATCCGTTTGATACCACACTGGCAGAACGTGGAGCTCGGAAGATTCTTGAGCAGGAAGAAGATATGCTGCTTGGTCTTGGTACTGCATTTTCTTATGGTACCGCCGACAGTCGTAGCAGAAATACCATTTATGGTTATCTGACTCACCCTGATCGTAACACCGTTAACCTCAGTATTCCTTGGAATGCTTCAGCTATGACAGCTGCTGGTATTCTTCAGGATGTGCTTGAGATGAAACAGTCAATGATCAATTCATACTTCCAGGGACCGTATCAGCTCTACATTCCGACAGCTTATGAAACTGTAATGGATGATGATTATGACACACAGACACCAGGGACAACTATACGTGAAAGAATTCTGAAGATAGGTGGAATTAAGAGTGTAAAAGTTCTTAATAAACTTACAGCAGATAACGTACTGTTGGTCCAGATGACTTCTGATGTTGTCCGTCTGGTTGAAGGATTTGATCTGCAGAATGTTGAATGGAAAACAGAAGGTGGCATGATTGTACATAACAAGATCATGTCTATCGTTGTTCCACAGATCAGGAGTGATAGGAATGGCAAGTGTGGCATAGTGCATTTGTCTTGATTATCAATGCTTTATAAATTAATTTCTACTAATCAAGTAGTTATTTTAAAGTTATGGAAAGAACGAGATTTTTAGGAAATTCAGCTGGAGTGTACAAATTACAATCTAAGAGCTACCCTGAAAGAATTTATATAGGAAGTGGAGTAATTCTCATTAAAAGAAAACGTGAACATTTTTGTAAGTTAAAAAAGAATCAGCATGAAAATCCTATGTTACAAAATCATGTAAATAAATATGGGGTAACTGATTTATTATTTAGGGTACTTGAGTATTGTGATGAAGAAGAATGTTTGATAAGAGAACAGTATTATCTTGATTTGTTGAAACCTTATTTTAATATTTCTAAATTTGCTGCTTCTCCAATGAAAGGAAGAAAACATTCAAAGGATGTTGTAGAGAATATGAGAAAGGTGGCAAAGCAATTATGGCAGGATCCAGAATATAGACGAGTACATGAAGAATATAGACATTCAAAAAGTACTCTTGAAAGTATGAGGATATCTCATGTTGGAAAGAAACAATCAAAAGAGGAAGTAGAAAGAAAGAAAATTCGAGTTAAAAAGTTATGGGAAGATCCTGAATATCGAAGAAAACATGTTGAAGGGCTACGAAGATGGTTTATACAACAGCATTTATCTAAATTATTAAATGAACAAAAAATTGCTTAATTTAAAAAACAGAATTATGGAAAGGACAAAAAGTAATGATACAATTCGCTGGAAAAAGATAGGTGGAGGCCATTTTATGTTTAATGGTAGGATCATCAAGCCAGGACAGGTTTTTACTGCGAGAGAAGATCAGATTTCAAAGAGTATAAGGGATGTAATTGTTCCTTTGGATGAACTACCCTCTGCTGTCCCTCCACCTCCATTGGATGTTGTGAAGTTAGTTTATACTGTTCAACCACGTGGAAAAAGTAATACGTGGTACGATGTTATTGATGCCAGAGGGAAAGTCGTGAATGAAAAAGGGCTGGCTAAGGAGAAAGCAGAAGCACTTGCTCACGATTTATCCAAATCAAAATGATCTGGCGAGTTCCCCGTATGTGGGAAGAAGGAGACGTTTGGATATTAGGGGGTGGACCATCCGTGTTCACTCAATTTGATATTCCGAAGGAAGTTGTAGACAGCGTTATGGCTGGTACATCCCCTCTAAGCGTCTACTCTCTATATATGTCAGCTATACACAGTAAACATGTGATAGGTGTTAATGTAGCATTTATGATTGGTGATTGGATTGATATGGTTTTCTTTGGTGATGGTGGATTTTTTCTTAAACATAAAGCTGAACTCGCTAAGTTCCCAGGATTGAAAGTTACTTGTCATGGTGGAGCAAATGGAGATAGCTGGGTAAAATATCTTGGAAGGGATGGAAAGAAACCACGTGGAATAAGTTCCACACCAAACTTTGTAAGTTGGAATAGTAATAGCGGAGCAGCGGCAATAAGTGTAGCAGCGTGGTCAGGAGCAAAGAGAATTATACTGCTTGGATTTGATATGTCATTAAGTAGTGATAACAGACAGCATTGGCATAATGTATATGGTAAGGGTGTTATTAATGTGAAGGATCAAAGGACGCTGCGAAAATTACCGTTTGATAGGCATTTAAGAGGATTTGATGCGATTGCTGAAGATGCTCGTAGAATGAATATCGAAATTTTGAATGCAAGTCCGACATCGGCAATTACACAATTTCGTAAAGTTACTGTAAAGGAGATTCTCAATGAATGTAATTAGGTTAATGGGAGGATTAGGGAATCAGATGTTCCAGTATGCTTTTGGAAGAGGGATGCAGGAGAATGGTATTAAAGTAAAGTATGATATTTCTAATTTTGGGAAGAGTAAGCACAGGGAATTCATGTTAGGTAATTTCAATATAAACTTAGAGTTTTCTCCTTTTGTTGGGGCAAATACAATACTTGATAATGTTTCCAGACCAACGTTTGATTTAAAGTATCTACGGATGGATGGGAAGAACTTCTTTGGATACTGGCAGTATTTAGCATATTTTGAAAATATACTTCCTGCATTAAGAAAGGAACTTTGTGTTAAGGAGGAAGCATATACGGAGGAGTTTTTAAAGTACAGAGAGATAATTCAAAGTAAGGAATCAGTATCTATTCATGTACGAAGGGATGATTATTTAATGAGCAATACCATACCTACATTACCTTTCAATTATTATTTTGAAGCTATTTCCAGTACTGATGGGGATTTGTTCATATTCAGTGATGATATTGCATGGTGTAAAAGGAGTTTTATTGAAGATTACTTTGAACGGAACATAACTTTTATTAACTTACAGTATTATCTTGATTTTGAATTGATGAAACTTTGTAAGAATAATATAATAAGTAATAGTACTTTTAGTTATTGGGCAGCATTGTTAAATGATAACGTAAAGAAGGTTGTAGTTACTCCTGATTTTTGGGTGACTAAACTTGACAGACATAACAACAGAAATAATTTTCCACAGAACTGGCTTCAACTTGAGTGCAATGTTTGACATATTAATTACCATAGCAGAGAAGGATTTCAATAAACTGAGGTTTGTAGAGGAGTCTATTGAGAATAGTATAGAAGGCTGGAATGATATCTTTATTATTTCTCCAGTTGCTATTCCTGATGAGAGAATATATATGTCCAATCAATTGTTTACTGATAAAGATGTACTTGACTTTGACTTTAGCAGGATAAAGATGGAGAGTCGCAGAGGATGGTATAGGCAACAATTCATTAAGTTGTTTCAGGAAGTAACTGCTGATAATTATCTTGTCATTGATGCAGATGCTTATATTAACAAGCCATTGGAAATCAATCCTGCTCATCCTGACTTTTATCTTGGAAAGGATCAACATCATTTCCCATACTTTAAATTCCTAAAAGATGTATTGAACCTTGACAGAGTTTACCCTCATTCATTTATTGCTGAGATGATGTTTTTTAAGCGTGGGGTTATTAAGTACATACTTAATGAATTAAAAATGGATAAGCAGGAGTTTTTTAACGTTGCAGTAGATAAAATAAATGAAATAGACAATGGTTCTGGGTTCTCGGAATATGAGATGTATGGAAATTATGTAACAAAGAATTGGCCTGATTTTTATGGTTATAAAAGTATTGAAGTTTCACATCAGTGGAAGAAACGGGAATGGACAGATAATGAGATAAGACAATATATTGAAAAATATAAGAATACTAATTATAATATCTTAACAATGCATTCATGGATGTAGTAATGTTCCATAGTGGAAAGAGTTTGCCTGTGTTTCTTAAAGATACATATAAGCAGTTAAGATTATTTAATCCTACTGTTACTGTTTACTTTATTACTGACAGAGCACATTTAGCGGATCCTGTATTTACTTTGCATAATATCAACGTTGTAGATAAACAGAAATATATTTCAGAAGATATACAGACTTTTTGTGTTCTGTATGGTAGAGGTAAGGATGATTTTTGGACTATTACTACGACAAGGCTGATGTATATTGCTAATTTCATTAAAGAGCAGAATATACATGATGTTTATCATCTTGAGAATGATGTTTTGTTGTACATTGATATTGCAGAGCTCAATCACCAGTTTACAAAGTTATATGCTGATTTAGCCATAACAGTTGGTGGATCAGATAAATGTATGACAGGTTTTCTGTTTATAAAGAAACCATCTGCACTTAGCCACATGACCAATTACTTTATTAAACTGCTTAAGAGTGAAACTATTCATAACATACGCAAGCAATATGGAATGGATATGGTTAATGAGATGACACTGATGAGGGTTTATAGTAAGGAGTATCCAAACTTGTTAAAGTTCTTGCCAATACTACCATTCGGAGATTTTGCTGAGAATTATCGTGCTTTTAATTCAATATTTGATCCTGCTTCATGGGGACAGTATGTTGGAGGTACTTTGGACGGTGTACCTGGTGCAAAGCCTGATGATCATTACATTGGATTGTTACTGAGGGAACATCCTGAATATGATGTAATATGGAAGAAAGGTATTCCATATTTTAAGTTTGATGGGCAGGAAGTAAAGATTAACAATTTACATATTCATTCAAAGAATTTACATTTATATTTGAGCTGATGCATCAATCATCTTATCTTAATAAACGTTTTACATCTCGCATTAATGGAGATAGAATTCAAACCATAATAGAATGTGGGAGTAGAGATGGAATGGATGCTTTAGCTCTTTATGATCATTATCATACTGGACAAATATATGTGTTTGAGTGTAATCCTGAAGCTATTTTGTTATGTAAAGAAAATCTAAAAGCCTATCCTTTCATCAAGTTAGTGGAAAAGGCTGTTTATAATGAAAATAAGATAGTTAATTTCTATCCTACTGATATGGATAAATCGGTAGATAAAAATCTTGGAGCTTCCTCAATGCTTTGGCACAGGGATAATAAAGTAGAGTTCTTTCAAAAGAAAACCCAGGTTCCTGCAATTCGTTTGGATACTTTTATGCAGAAGGAAAAATTAGACAAGATTGATTTGCTTTGTATGGATGTGCAAGGAGTGGAGATGCAGGTATTGGAAGGATTAGGAGATAAGTTAAGTAAAGTACAATACATTATTACGGAAGTATCATTTGAGCATTACTATGAAGGAGATTGCTTGTTTGAGGAAATAAGGAAATACCTTGACAATAGAGGATTTCATTTATTAATAGGTAGTGGTTTGCTTGGTAATAGAAAAGAAGGGTTGACGGATTGTTTGTTTAAAAATAAGAAAAGAGTATGATTGATTGGATTCAAGGTGAACGATTTGTTGGGATAGCAGACTTTGTATATTATCCTGAAGGAGCAAAAGATTGTAATCCTCTTACAAATACTTTTTGTTATTGTGCTTTGAAAAAACATAATATTATTTATACTCATACTTTATATGTCAAGCAGTTATTTAATGATATAAGAAAATTAAAAGATTGTACTTTTACTGTTATCACTCATAACTGTGATGAAAATATAAATGATGCTTCTATACTTCCTGATAATGTTGTTTGCTGGTTTGCACAGAATGTAAATGTAAATCATCCAAGAATACAATCTATTCCAATAGGATTAGAAAATGATAAGTGGTTTAAAGGGATAAGGAAGAAAGAAAAGATGGAAGCTAAGTTAAGAACTCCTAAGCGGTATAAAAACTTAGTTTATCTTAACTCTAATACAGCAACTAACCCAAAAGAAAGAGAACCACTTTATGATTTGTTTGAAAAGCAGAGTTGGGTGACTTCAGTTAGAGGAGTAAATGGAAAAGGGTTTGACGAGTACTTGGATAATATGTACAATCATAAGTTTGTGTTCTGCCCTGATGGAAATGGGATTGATACTCACAGGCTTTGGGAAACATTATATCTTAATTCTTTTCCTATTGTAAAAATAGGGATTAACAAAGGTTTTTACCATGATTTACCAATCGTATTTGTAGAAGAATGGAGTGATGTAACATCAGAGCTTTTGGAAGATATGTATTATATGTTTGATGGAAGTGAATGGAATAGAGAGATGTTAACATTTAATTACTGGAAAGATAAAATAAGGAATTATGTCAGCAACTAAGGGATTGTTTGGAAAATATTTAAACAGAGTATTTATTGAAACCGGAAGTAATTATGGTGATGGAATACAACAGGCTCTGGATGAGGGGTTTGAAACAGTTTATTCATGTGACATAGATGAAGAGCGTTATTTACATTGTGTAAAAAGATTTAAACTTAACCTTCATGTTTTTCTTTTGCATGCTGACACATTAAAGTTTCTACAGGAAATTCTTCCAACAATAGATGAGCCTGTTACGTTCTGGCTTGACGCACACAAAGGAAATGGAAAGTCTCCTCTGTTGCAGGAACTTGAGATAATAAGAAACCATGGAATAAAAACACATACATTATTGATTGATGATTTGAGAGATTGGCATGTTAGGAAATGTGGGTTTGATACAGAGATATTAAAAAGGAATTGTTTAAAAATTAACCCTGCTTACCAGTTTGTACTTGAAGACGGTTATGTACCAAATGATGTACTTGTAGCAAAGATATGAAAGTAAAGTTCTTCTATAATGACCAAATGCAGTTTGATGTAGATTGTAATACTCCTACGGAAGTTTACATTGATCAAATTGTTCGTCACCGTGTACCTGACGGCGTGACACGGATTATTATATTGGAAGAACCACGTAAAGGTTTGTTGTACCGTCTTGTTAAACGCAATCCAGGTTATTATACTTACTTACTTACGTTCCATAGAGAACTATTAAAAAGTCCAAGAGCAAGACGTTTTCTTATGATGAAGCCTTGGATTACAAATTATAAATTTAAGGAAAAACAGTTTAGTGTCTCAACCGTAGTAGGTGGAAAGAAACATCCTGCAATGGAAGGATATAACTTGAGACATGAAGTGTGGAGAAACAGAGACAGAATATATATACCAAAACAGTTCTATTTAAGTGGAGACACAAAACACTGGCATACGTTTGTTCCTTGGACAGAAGTTAGCTACGATAATGAGTTAGTGCTTGGAAATAGCAAAGAGCCTTTATTTGACAGCATGTACCACATAGCAATAGAAAACACCGCTATAAAGAATTACTTTTCAGAGAAGCTGTTAGATTGCTTTCAAACAAAGACTGTACCAGTTTATTATGGTTGCAGGAACATTGACGAGTTTTTTAATACTGCAGGAATGTTTAGAGTGTGGAATGTAAATGAGATGGTAGATGTTTGCAATCAGTTAACTCCTGAGGTATATGAAAGAATGAAACCAGCTATTGAAGATAATTATGTGAGAGCTCAGGCTTGGAACAACCCAAAGCAACAGGTTGAAGATGCAGTAAGGAGGTTAATACGTGGATAAACAAAAAACCATATTGCTTGTATTAAGAAGTGGAGGAGACTTTACGTTTGAGGACGTGCAACTAATTGCAAGGCATATAAATGGTAAATGGCAGGATACGGTTCCACCAAGGATAATATGTTTATGGGATAAAGCATCCAGTCATTATGATATTGATGGATTTGAAGTAATGCCATTAAAATCTACTCTGCCTGGTACGTGGGCAAGGATGGAATTATACTCTCCTGAGATGGAACAGTACAGACCATATCTTTACATTGATTTAGATACGGCTGTAATAGAGTCACTGGAGAATATAATAGATTTAGTTAAAGATGAGTCACAGTTTATTACACTTGAGGACTTCTGGCAGAAAAAAGCACTTGCAACAGGCTTGGTTTGGTTTCCAGCAAAGAGTGAGAAGATAGAGAAAGTCTGGAAGTTTTTCAAAGGACCTGTAGGTTCTCGCATGGACAGATATTTACGTGAAGTAATTAAGGCAGACCACTATTGGCAAGATTTAACAAACACTATATATGATTTCAAACCTAAGAGCAGGCTGTTATTAAATAGCATCCCCTACGGAGCCAACATCATCTGTTTTCACGGGAAACCCCGAATATCACATAGCATAGATTTAGAATGGGTAAGCAGATACATAGATCAAAGAGAGTTCATTAATAGGTTAGTAAGTGTGATAATTCCCTATAAGGAAGATAGAGGTTGGCTCCAAGATGCTATCAATAGTGTACCAAAGTCAGTTCAGTTATTGCTTGGCAAAGGTAATGGAAACTGGCCTGCTAACTTTAATAAGATGTTGCCTGAAGCCACAGGTAAGTTTATTCGTTACCTTCATGAAGATGATATGCTTAGTGCAACTTGTATTGATGATTCACTGAAAGCATTTGCAGAAACAGGAGCTGACTTTATTCACGGGAATGCTGAGGAGTTTTGGTCTTATAAAGAAGGGAAACAAATATATGTTCCAAAAGTAAAGAATCCGACTTTACAAGATATGTTAACAAAGAATTATATTCATAGTGCTACGTTAATGTATAGGAGGGAAGTATTTGAGAAACTTGGAGGATTTGACGAGAGTTTAAATACAGCAGAAGAATATGAGTTTAGTTTAAGGTGTTTAAAAGCAGGAATGAAGTTAGGGTATTGCCCTGCTATACTTGCACATTATCGCAGACACCCAATGCAGAAAGTTAGAGTAGTACCAAGGAATGAAAAGGTGGGAGAGAGGGAAATGGTTCGTAAACGTTACAGAGCATGATAGAAAAGGAAAGTGGAATTTATAAAATTTAGCACATGTAAAATGAGTGAGCATAATATACATATTAAAGATTCTCCTATTCTTGTGACGGGGGTTCCTCGCTCTGGTGCAAGCATGATTGCTGGAGTTGTTTTACGCTGTGGAGCGTTTGGAGGAAGCATGTCTAATTATAAAGGAGTTAATGAAAATGATGCTATAAAGGAAATGCTTGAAAAACCATACTTGGCTTCTGTATGGGCTGATGAGATGGGACAATATCCACTACCGGAAAAACGTAGAATAAAGATTCCGCTGACTTGGAAAGAGTCTGTAGAGGAAATAATTGAAAGAGAAGGGTACAAAGGTGGAGAGTGGTTTTATAAAAGTGCAAAGGCTTGTTTACTTTGGGAGATATGGAATAATGCCTACCCAAGAGCAAAGTGGGTTATTGTACGCAGACGTACAGGTGATATAGTAGAGTCTTGTAAGAAGACAGGATATATGAAGGCTTTTAAAGATATAGACAAACAAAGAGCAGTTGGAGTAGAAACAGAAGATGAAGGGTGGCTTTGGTGGGTACATGAATATGAAAAGCGTTTCGTAGAGATGATTACAAGTGGATTAGATTGTAAAGTGATATATCCTGGTCGGTTGGTTTATGGAGATTATTCACAGCTTTATGAAATGCTGGATTGGCTTCGATTAAGGTGGTCACGTAAGATATTTGATTATATAGATCCGTTATTAGAAACAGCTCGTAAAAAAGAAAAGGAGGTTAAAGATGGCAGTATTAGCAACAGTAGATGATGTGGAAGATTTAATGCAAGATAGCAGTTTGAGTGATTCCTATGTTACAAGTATATTGACAACAGTTGATCATATTCTGTCAAAGGTTTATGAATATTATACTGGTACTATTGGAACTGCTTTACTGACAGATATTCAAAAGTATTATGCTGCTCACATCATTGCCAGCACCACTCAGCGTATGGGAGCAGAGGAACAAGTAGGAGAAGCAAGGATAAAGTACATAGGGAAATGGGGAGTTGGATTTGAGTCTACTCCTTATGGTCAGATATTACTTGCGCTGGATACTTCAGGACTGATTGCAAAATCAGCTTTACGAACCGCTTCAATTTATGTTGTTAAAAGTTTCGACTGATGAGTATAAGTAGTCTGTTGACAAAGCATTGCAAGCAAATTTGTGTCTACTGGGGCAACCCTCAGAATGATGGAGAAGGAGGATGGACGTTTGATACTCCAGTAGAACTGGCTTGCCGTTGGGAAGGAAAAATACAAGTCATAAAAGATGATGATGCTAAGGGAGGAGAGATAGAATGTGTTGCTGTTGTGTATCTTTTACAGGATGTCAAGGAGGAAGGATTTTTGTTTTTTGGTACGTTGGATGATTTGGAAGCAACAGAGGACAGTAGTGAAAATAGTAGTGGTGGTTGGTACAATCCATTGGCAGTTAACGGAGCGTATAAGATAAAGCAGTTTGAGAAGATACCTGCACTTGGTTCTACAACGGTATTTGTAAAAAGAGCTTATTTAACAGAATGGTCATATAGATAATGGCAAGTAGGTTTTCAAAATATTTAAGTACTTCTGCTGGTGATTACCGGACAGATAGAGATTTGCAGAACATTCTAAGAAATCTAAATCGTGAGATTGTAAAAATTAATGGAGCTACACAGCAGGGATTAATTAGAGCAACAAATAAAATTCATCAGGAGACTGAGACAGGAGGTGTTAGAGTACCGGTTGATTTAGGTAACTTGCGTCATAGTTGGTTCTATGTTACTGCAAGCGGGACGATAGGAAAAGGAGGAGGAAAAGGACATACACCTGAAGGAAATGCAGCAAATTTTACAGACAAAAACGCTGGGCAGATTGCTGCTGGACATGCTGCTTTACTTACAGAATCAATAGGAAAAACAAAAGCCCTTGCAGCTACATATAAAGGTCCTTTTGTGGTAGCAGGGTATTCTGCTAATTATGCTCTGTGGGTTCATGAAATGCTTGGAGCACATTTTCAAAGGAAAGGGGCAGGAGCAAAATGGTTTGAAATTGCTATTAAAACAAAGCAAGCTGAGATATTAAAAATAATACAAAGTAATGCTAAGATAAAATGAACTCTCCAGCGTATGATATAGTTGACATGTTAGTTGCAGATACTGCACTTGGATTAGTAATAGGAACAAGTCTCTTTAAGAATAGAGAACCAGCTACTCCAGATAATGTTGTAACTGTATTTGATTATACAGGTCGTAATAGTATGACTTTGGATAAGAAGACTTATGCTTACCCAAATGTTCAAGTACGTGTTCGCAATAGAAAACAAGATGAAGCATGGAGAATTATTAATGGCATATATACGTCATTGCATGGCCGGGCGCATGAGACATGGAATGGCTCAGTATATGAAGTTATCTACGCATCTGGTGAACCAAGTTTACTGGATTGGGACGATAACGACAGATGTAGATTGATTATTAATTTTAACATCCAGAGAAATTCTGGATAGAAAAAGGAGGTAAAACTATGAGTTTAGCAGTTTCCGGTGTAGGAACACAATTTCGTAGGTGGAATGGCTCGGCATGGGCAAATCTTGCGGAAATAAATTCCATCACTGGACCGACAATGACCAGGGATTTCATTGACGTTACGTCACTGGATAGTACTGGTGGTTATCGGGAATTCATTACTGGGTTCAGGGATGCAGGAACAATTTCCTTGTCTATGAACTTTACTCGTGATACTTATGATGCGTTTAAGGCTGACTTTGAAAGCCCTTCACTTCAGTATTATGAGATATGTATTTCCGATGTGGAGAATACTACGCTTGAGTTTGCTGGTCTGGTAACGGAATGCCCGATTACTATTCCAACAGATGATAAGATTACTGCGGATGTAACTATTAAGATAACGGGCCAGGTTACAATTAACTCTGGTACGAATGCTGATGAGCCATCCTAACAGGTAAATGAATGAAATTCTAATCAAGAGTTTTTTATATTTTTAACAAAATTAACAATTTAATCAAATGGGAAATTTACTAAACCGCAGTCAGTTACTTGAAAAAGAAGAACTGCAAATTGAAAAAGTTGAGTTTGAAGATGGAAACTTTATTTGTGTTCGGCAAATGACTGGACATGAAAGAGATTTATTTGAACAATCACTAATCAGGAAAATCAAAGACTCTAAGGGAAACATTACGTATGAACAAGCTACGGATGATTTCCGTGCTAAACTTGCAGTTGTAACGGTCTGTAATGAGAAAGGAGAATCCATATTGTTCCCTGGAGACTTCTCCTTACTCAGCAAGAACATGAGTGCAAAACGTTTGGAAAGGATTATAAACACTGCACAGAAACTCAATGCAATAACTGAGGAGGATAAGGAGAACATACTAAAAAACTCAGAAGTCGGCCAGGCCGACAATTCCAATTCCGACTCTGTTTAGCATTAGGGATAACACATCCGAAGTATTTACTGGATCAATTAAGTGGTTATGAACTGGCAGAATGGGAAGCATACAATAGATTGGATCCGATTGGAGAGGTTAGAGGAGATTTCCGTATGGCGGAACTTGCATCACTCATCACGAATATTGCTATTAAGTGGGCAGCAGGAAAGAAGTCAAGTAAGTTAACGGAGATAATAGATTTTATGCCACAGTGGGATGGAGTAGCGGAAAAGCCTATTGTAAAACAAAGTTCAGAAGAATTAAAGAAGGCATTACTTGAAATAGCAAATGCTCATAACAAAACGGAGAAAGCAAAAAAGCGTGGTATAGACAAACCACCTGCTAATTTAAAGAAGACAAAAGATGGCTGATTTAGGAACATTGACGATTACACTGGGGGTAAATGCTCAGGGGTTGATGGTGGCTGAAACACAGGTAAAGCAGTTTGCAGAGAAAGTTAAGAAGAACGCTGCAACTATAACACCTGCTTTACAAGAACCATTCCAGTTGTTCAGTAAATCAGCCATCAGTCATCTTGCTATGACTTCTCAGCGTCTGAGGACGTTTGGATATTTGGCTTCAGCAGCCATCACAGCACCAATGGTCTTAGCTGGTAAGTCCATTATGAAGATGGCAAGTGAGTACGAGTTCTCCATGCAGAAGATTGTGGGATTAACTGGCACGGCACAGAATGTAGTTGATGAGTGGAGTAAGAGTATTCAAAGTATGGCAAAAGACTTTGGTAGAAAGCCACAGGAACTTGGGGAGGCTTTATATTTTATTGCATCAAGTGGGATTGAAGGAGCACAGGCACTTGATGTGCTTGAAAAATCTGCTAAGGCAGCAGCGTCAGGTCTTGGTACTACTCAGGAAGTAGCTAATTATCTTACATCCGTCTTAAATGCTTACCGTGGAACAGGACTTACAGCAGCTTATGCAACAGATGTATTGGTTGCAGCAGTAAGAGAAGGAAAGGCTGAAGCATCAGGGTTTGCAGCAGCTATGGGGTCTATTACTCCTATTGCATCTAATCTTGGAGTATCCATAGATCAAGTTGCAGGAGCAATGGCAGGAATAACACTTACAGGGTCAACGGCAGCACAGGCAGCAACTTATCTTCGTGGAGTGTTTAATGTGTTAATGAAAGAAACAGAACAAGGTGCAGCAGTTATGGATGTAGCTACGGAAGCTCTTGGGCAAATGAAAACGTCTTATGCGGATTTGAGAAAGATTCTCAGGGAGCAGGGTATAATGGCATTGATGCAAAGGTTAAACGAACTGAGTGCGGCTTATGGGGAAACGCTGGTAAGTAAAGTCTTTCCAAACATTCGTGCAATGCTTGGAGTGTTGTCATTGTCTGGAAAGAATATGCAATATAATTCTCAGATCATAAAAGATATAACTAATTCATCTGGTGCATTAGGGAAGGCTTTTGCCGCCGTTTCAGATACAATAAAGATGAGATATGATAAAGCTATTTCATCTATGCAAGTTTCAATGATAAGTCTTGGAAAGACATTAGCAACTACTCTTTTACCAATACTGGAAGGATTAGTAAAACGAATTGATAGTTTTGCTAAACGATTTGATGCTATGTCTGAATCTCAGAAGAGGTTTAAAATTATTACTGCTTTGGTAATTGCCGGACTCGGTCCATTGACGTTAGGATTAAGCGTATTGGGTTACACTATCATAGGAGTAATGAATATGGTTAATGGATTGGTTAAAGCATTAGCTGCTCTTAATGGAATGTTAACTTTGATTGGGATTAGTTCAGGAAGAGCAGGAATTAAATTTGCAGCATTGAGAAAGATAGTAAATCTTAAAAATTTCTTTGGAAGCGGAGTAGGAAAGATAGTAACTACTTTAAAAAATCCTTGGGTTTTAGCAGCGGCAGGAGCAGTTACGGCAACAGTAGCAGTAGCAAAATACGCCAAGAAAATAAAGCAAATAGCTTCTGATAACGAGACATTTAATAAAAGTATGGTAAAGGTAAATGAATCTATGAAAAGATTTAAAGACCTTTCAAGTGCTGATTATGAAACAATGTCACTGGACGAATTAGTTAGTGCAAGAAAAGAAGCTCGTAAGGTATGGGAAGATGCTTTTAAATTATATAAACAGTATGAAAAGAACCTTGAAGCTCCAATGCAAAGCAATCGTATCAACAAAAAGTTGATGGAGGATCAAGCAAAGAAAGTTGATTTTGCAAAAAGAGCTTATGATGCACTTGGTGTAGCTATTGAAAATGCTCAATTAAAATGGTCCACAGATAGAGCAATGGAACAAGCAGAGGCTGAACAGAAAGTAACGGATAGCATCAAAGAACATAATAAAGCCTTGGAAGATATTTGGTCAAATATGTTAGCTGAGATAAGTGCCGCAGAAGAACAAGCTAAAATAAATGCTGTACTTGGTAAATCATTTGACCTTGCTGGAGAAAAGGCTGATATATTTTTACGGACAATAGAGACACTGGTAGGAAAGGATTATAAACTTGGAATTGATTCTACACAGATTCAAACATTGATGGCTGAGTTAAAGAAATTAAATATAGATTTTTCAGAACTTAGGAAAGCCACAGATGAATATAATGCTTCTCTTGCTGGTATTACTTTAAAAGAATCATTACTTGGTCCAACATTTGATACTGATACAGAGAGATTAAACACTTACCAGAAGTACTTGGATGATATTATTGAATCTTTAAAGAACACAAAACCTGCAGATGTTACTTTAGTAGACCGACAGAAAATAGAGGAGCTATTAAAACTTATTGAGGAAACTAAACAAAGAATAGAAAAGACAGCTGATACCAATACTCTTAAACTCCTGCAAGCTGAAGCAGATGCTTTTGGAACAATAGCAGGGCAGGTAGAGGTACTTAACTTTGCCATACAAGCAGAAGAGAAGGCTTTACGGGGCATGTTAAAGACATTTGTAGAAGGATCAAAGACAGGTGAAGTTGTAACATGGGAGCAGATTAAGGAAGTTACAAAGCGTATTCAGGAAATGAAAGCGTCTTACGTGGATGCTCAGAATGTAATGGATATGCAGTTTCTGAAAGATATGGATGATGCTTTGGGTAATGCTGCAACCGGAAGTGCCATACTGTCTCAACGTATAGATAATTTGAATGATAGATTGAAAGTGTTATCTGAAAATGGGGAAGGTGCTACTGATGAATTTAAAGCCTTGGCAAAACAAATGCAAGAATTAACTATTGCTCAAACCGCTGTGGATATGTTATCAGGAGCCTTTACTGATTTATTTCAGGGGTTAATTGATGGTGGTAAAAACATGAGTGAAATTCTTTCAGGCATACTAAAAAATATTCTCAATGAAATAATAGCAGTTATTGCAAAAATGATAGCAATGAAGATTGTAATGGCAATTATTAATCCAGTTGGTAGTTTTATGGGTAATGTAGACCCAACAACATTTTTAAGTATGCAAACAGGAAGATTTGCAAAAGGAGGAATTGTGCCAGAAGGATTTCCCAATGACACATTTCCTGCAAGACTAACATCAGGTGAAGCTATTATACCACTAAGCAATCTTGATAAATATGATTTTGGTAAGTCTCAAGCCGTTGAATTAAAAGGTGATCTTCGTTTTGTAATAGAAGGAGATAAACTTGTAGCAATACTAAAAAAACAAACAAATAAGAATTCTATTTACTAATGGGACACGATACAAAATATCAATCTGATTTTTACAATTATTTTAATAAACTTGTTTCTGTAAAAATTGCCAAAGAGGATTATTCTGGAGCAGTAATAAATGTTAGAACATCTGAAGTAACTATTACAAATAATTATCAAGATGATAATACTCCTATTATTGGAAAAGGTTGTAAAATTGTAATTATAGCAGATTCTACGGATATGGCATATCTGGAAGATTTATTGCTTTCTTATGAACGACAATTTTTATGTACTATAGAATATGATGGAGTGATAGCTTTTCGTGGATATTCTCTATGTGATTTGAATGAAAGACAGTTATTGCCTTATGCTCAAGTGACTGTTGAGTTTACTGATTACATGCACAGATTAACGGGGGATTATCATGATTGTTTAGCAGATTTATCACAAAATACAGATGTATTTACAATGGTTGCAGAATTTTTAAATTGGACTAAACTTGATCTTCCAATTTATGTTAATTCTACATTGTTTGAAACAAATATGAACAATGCGGCAACTGATACTTTTCTTCCACAAATTAGAGTACAGAATGCAAATTATTATGAAAATTCTTATACCAGAGATAACTTGTATGATGCAATAAATAAATCATTACAACCATTCAGTGCTTTTATTTATTCACATGAAGATAAATGGATTATTGAACGACAAGAGGATATTACCAGAACTGATAATTGGGTTATGTATGATGAAACAGGAGCAGCTTCTGTAGCTACTCTTAGAAAAAGTATCAATAAGCAGGATGGAGATTTTGAATATGTTGATGCTTCGCAGATAGTAGCGTATAATTCAGGATTACATACTTTGACTTTGAGATTACAAGATAAACTTTTAGAGTCTCTTATTTTTAATAATTATACAGCATATATGGGAACTCCTGCAAGTTATGATACTGAAGGATTTCCAAATGAAACTACTAATTTAGATTATCGTACTTGGTACATTAATGAAGCTCTTGGTACTGCTACTACGGGAGAAAATTGGATGGGTAATATAAATACTTATTTTAGATTTCAAACTGTAACAGATCATCATAAAGGAGTATATTATAATTTTAATGTGCAATTTAATGCAATGTTAGAATCTTCAGGAGGAACTAAGGACACTACATTAAATATTGCATATAAAGCCTCTTCAGAAGTGGTAGGAGTAGCTCCTGATTATTTTAAGGATGTATATTCTATCAGAATAAGATTTTTATTAAGACTTATTGGAGGAACATATTCTAATTACTGGTTACAAATAGCACAAAGTGTAGGACAAGGTATTATTCTTTATTTATATCCACCAGCACCAGATGGAGATTATAAATCAGCTGATCCAGGTACTTGGTGTTTTAATTCTCAGTTAACAGATGTTTCAGATCATGAAAATTATGATTGGAGTATTTATAAACAATTTAATCTTACAGATACTCAGGTTGTTGTTTATAATACTTCAGGAACAGGTTATGTAGTACATACAAGTTTATGGGAGACACTTGGGTATCCAACATATCAGGAATTTGATATGATGTTTTTACCAACATGGTATTCTAATGATCCAGATGATATAAGTGTACCTACTTTTTTATTGAGAGATAATGTTTTTGGAGATGTTGAAGTTACTGTAAGTGTTGAAGATATTGATAATAATATTGAATATTATCTAAATGAAGATTTTGTTAAAACAGATGAAATAGATTTATATTTATTTGATTTGGATAATATCAATTATGCAAATGGAATGTTGGAAGCAGATGGATTAACTCTAACTACACTTTGGACATCTGAAAATTCTCCAGTTGATATTCCATTATATGAAGTATTTGCAAAGGTTAAATTTCGTAAATATGGAAGAACAGTACACCAATTAAAAGGATCTATTTTAATAGATGATATACTCAAGCCATTCACAATGATATCAGATGATACATTATTAAACGAATCAGATGAAATAATGACATTTTTATTGAATGGATTTACTTGGAATTTGAATACAGGTATATATGATATTGAAGCAGAAGAATATACTGAGGACGAAGTTATTGTAGCAGGTATTACATATGACTCTGCTGGTGATCCAGAAGTCCCTGGTTATACATTGCCTACTGCTCCTACAGGAGGTACTGGTTCTCAATTCGTTCGAGGTACTCATATACATATCTCTTGGGATCCTATTACAGATGCAATAGGATATATCGTTCAAAGAAAACCACAATATTATGGTAGTGCTTGGCTTAATGAGTATAAAACTGTAAGATATATTGGAGCCTCCATAGAATTTGATGATGAAATACAAGATGAAGGACCTATGGTTGATAGTACTCAGGTTGTTTATCGTGTAGCAGCATATAATTCTAAAGGAACTGGACCTTGGTCAGCAGAATGGATGATATATTGGTATGAAGCATATATTATAATAATATGAATACAGTAACCATACATAAATATGCAACTCATAAAGACTGGGATGCAATAGGTGTGGCAAAAAGTTCTTATAGTGGAGGAAGTTCTGGAGGAGCATTTATATTTAATACTAATGATTATTACACTAAAGCTGATTTACAAACAGAAGGGCTTGCATCAGTTCACTTTGCTAATATTTCAAATGCTTATCATAATAATTTACTTGATATTCAAGGAGGTATAGATACAAGTAGTGGAGATGATAGTGGCTATGAAGCTGAATATTATCATCTTGACGCTACAACTTATTATGACATCGTAAACATATCCTTTGTTGATAGCATTGTCAAGGATAGTATTAATGCGGTATCACTTGTTAATGATGAAGATACACCTGGTAACAGTAAATATTATGGTACTGATGGGAGTGGTACAAAAGGATACCATGATTTAACAACTTCTGCACAACCTTTTCAGACAGTATCCTTTGCTAATCCTCTTGAGATAGACTGTATCACTTATAAGGATTGGATATGTACTTTGACAGGAGATTGTACAGTAAACATAAACAATCTCTCTGATGGTGATGCAGGGATGTTAGAATTGATTATTAATGGTTCTTCAAGTGGTGATTCTCTTACGGTAACATTTGGAACGATGTGGACAAAGAAGATGGGACCCACAGATTTTGATGGAAGTGATGGAGCAGATAATATTGTATCTTGGAGAGCAATAGGTGACGGAAGCACTCAGGAGATTGTTTACACGATAGGAATAATAGAAGTGTAATGGGACACATTCAGGCAACAGGGTTTTATATGATTCATCAGTGGTATGCTGTTAATAATTTCACAGCTACCACGTATAATGATACTCAGATAAACCTTGCATGGTCTATTATACAAGCTAATATGACTGGCCTCTTTGTAGAGCAGAGTACTGATGGTATAAATTATTCTTTGATTGATTTTATAGGTGGTTCAGAAACGTCATATAATGTTACAGGATTAACTACTAATATACATTACTGGTTTAGAATAAGAGGTATTAAATCAGAAACCTATAGTGAATATTGTACTCCTGATGATGACTGGACTGCTTGGAAGTTTACTGTTGAAAAAACAGGAGATGGTACAGGTAGAGCAATTTGTACTTTCGGTACAATAACAGAAAACATATATGCTACAATAGATGGTAATGGTTTATTTTATGCTGGACCAACTGGTGGTGTTGGAGATACAACATGGAATATGACCGTTGGAAGTATTCATAAATTTATTGAAGTTACTTCAGGGACATCTACTATATTAATATTCCATAAGAATAATATAATTAATTGGGGGACATCAACTACCCCTAGTGGAGCAAGTATTGGATGGAGTGCAGCTGGAGCAAACCAACCTAAAATTAATTTAACCACCGCAGGGCTTGTTAGGTCATTACAAACATTTGCATTAGGTGTGTATGGTACATCTGGTGGTGTTATAACTGGAACATGGGCAGACCTTCCTTCTGGATTAACACAATTATATCTCAACGGATCTGGTTGTAACATTACAGGAAGCCCTGCCGATCTTCCATCAGGAATATGGAATCTTAGTATAATAAGTGGAGGAGCATTAATTGGGAACTGTAATTTATTACCAGTTGGTTTAAGATACATATATATTGTTTCAAGTACAGGTAATATATTAGGAGATGTATCAGGATTTCCTTCTACATTAGAATATATTGGACTGATATCTGGAGTTTCTGTATCTGGAAATGTTACAGGATTTCCTCAAAATGAATTATTGTATAATATATATATTGGAGGTTCAAATACAATATCAGGGGATATCTCAGGATTAGATTATAGTGGATGTGCTATAACTCTATTCCATATTTTCGGATCAAATACCATTACAGGTAATATTTCAGGGATGCCTGATTGTATTCAGAATCTAAATATTGGAGGAAACAATACTTTATCAGGGGATGTATCAGGATTTCCTCAAGTAAGCGTACTGCAATCTATTTCCATTGCTGGTAATAATATGATAACAGGAGCTGTATCAGGATTAGATTATAGTGGATGTGTATTGATTTATTTTAGTTTAACAGGGAATAATACGGTCTCTGGAAATATATCCGGACTACCTTCTACCTTAACGACAACAAATATAACAGGAGCAAATGTAATAGATGGTAATATTGGTGATTGTCCAACATCAGGGGGGTTAACAATAATGGGAGGGAATACTATCACAGGTGATATTGCAGATATTCCTAATAATACATAT